CCGCCAGCTACCATGCTTGGCAGAGACTCCGCCACCTGGTTGGCGGTGTAGCCGGGGTTCTTCAGGTACGCCAGCGCAATGTCTCCAGCGCCGCCATCCTTCCAGGCATCGTCCACGGCCTTCTTGCCCTGGTCGTAGCCTGCGGAAAACTTCGTCTCGTCGGCCCACTTGCCGGGCTGGAAGCCCGTGACTTCGCCCAGGGCGTCAGCGGCCTTGGTGAACGGCCGCGCTCCTGCGGCCAGAGCAAACGGAAGATCGGCCAGGCCTGTGACCATGCCGGGCAGGCGCTGGGTACCGACCTTGAGGGATTTGGCGAGGTCGGAGGCGGTTCCGCCTGCGGGCGCGTCACCGAGAAAAGCGTCAATCTGGCTTGCGCCTTGTTCCTGCGCTGCGGGCTTGCCGCTGAGAAAGTCATCAATCTGGCTCATGCCCCCACTGTCCCGCGATCAGCGGTGGGCGTCGAACCCTATACGGGGTGCATGTCGTGTGTATTGCTCTCCTGATTGCAGCAACGTCCGCACTATCAAGCAATCCGGCATTAAGTTTACAGTCGGTAATTTTTAGTTGACAGTGCAACGCATGGTCAAACCATCCCAACTGTGCGCAGTCGGACCACGAATCTGAAAACGCGACCAAGCCCGCTCCTGCGGGATTTTTCTACAGCGCCTCACTCAGACAGCGATGCAATGGAGTTGAGCGCCCCCAGCGCGCCCACCACCATTTCCTTGTAAACGCCAACGGCGGCATCGGCTGCCTGCATGCGGAAGCGGTCTGAATCCAGGTTCAGCGCGATCTGCGCCTTGGCCGCATCCACAGACAGGCGCGAAGCCTCCAGGCGGTTGCGCGTGCGCTGCACTTCCTCATTGACACCTACCTGCGCGTAGCTCTCGGCCCCTGCCAGCCTGGCCCTCAGAGCGTCCATCTTGGCGGTGAACGCGCGCAATTTGGCTTCGTCAGCCTTCTGCAGGACGCCATTCTTTTCGGCCACGGCGCGCACCTCCGCCTCGAAGCGGCGAATGGCAGCCTCCATCGCTTCGCTGTAGGCCCGCACCTCCAGCGCTTTCACGTCCGCCTGGGTCTTCTTGGCGTCAGCCTGGGCCGTGTAGGCACGCACCTGCTCGCCGTAGAGCTGCACCTTGGTCTGCTCGCCGCGCAACTGCGCCTCGTAGCCCGAGAACTCCGACTCCTTGGCGCGAACCAGGGCCAGGTAGCCATCTATCTCGGCCTTGTAGGTTTCCACCTTGGAGCGCTCGGCGTTGATTGCCGCCTCGGCTGCCTGCACCTGGATGCGGTAGATGTTGGCCAGCATCTCCACCCCGGACAGCTTCGCCCGGTACAGCTCCACCCTGTTCTTGTCGATCTCCATCTTCGACAGCTCTGCCTGGAGCTGTGCACGGTAGATTTCGACCTTCTGGGCCTCTGCCGCCACTGCATCACGGAAGGTCTGCGCCTGGGTCTGGATGGCTTCCAGCCGCAGCTTGGCCTTGTCCAGGCGTGCGCGGAACACCTCAACCGCAAACTGTGCGCTGATCTGAGCAGCGCGCAGCACCCGCTCCATGGCCGCCATGTGCATGTTCACCAGCAGCGCCTCTACTTCACGGGCCTGCTGAATGGTGAACTGCCGGTTCTCGACCAGCAGGTCGGCGCGCTTGAGGGCAACGTCCCGAGACAGCGAAGCAGCCCCCGCCAGCGCCTTGGCGCGGATGCCCTCTGTGGCGGCAAACAGGGCGCCCGGCGGCAACAGGAAGCCCCGGCTTGCAAAATCCCGCCTGATCGTGTCCAGCTCCTGGCTGGCAAGCTCGGCCTCCCGCTCCCGCGCCCGATCCCACAGCGAAGCCTCGTCACCCGGCTCAATCCCGTAGCCTCCGTTCTGCAGGTCGTGCAGGAGCTTGGCCTTTACCCCGTCCAGCAGCGCAGAGCTGTAGGCCACCTCATCGAAATTGAAGGTGAATGCTGCATCAGGCACCGCCGCCACAAAGCTGAAATCCAGCGAGGTGAGGGCCGGCGGCAGGTCAATCGTGGGCACAGATGGCAGGTGGATCGCGGTCGAGACATCCACTGGGGCTGGCATGACCAGGGTTGGCGCACTGGGGATGCTGACGGGGTTCAGGCTCGGCGCACTGGGCGCCGATGCACTCAGCGGCGCAGGGGCTGCGCCCACGCTTACATGAGGCGCCGCGATGTTCAAGTCCGGCGTGTTGAACTTGTCGAAGTCGAATGTCGGCGCGTCGGGGAAATCGCCGCTGTTGAATGATGGCGGCTGCTCGAAGGTCACTTTGCCGATGTCTGCATCGCCAGTCCAAGCATTCCCATTGAGCAGCGCGAGCAGATTGGATGTGAACGTTCCGCTGCCGGGCTGCAGCTCGTTCCAGTTGGGCACCTGGATGTACGCTGGCCAGCGGTGGTCTGAGAACGATCCAAGTCGTTGGACGAGCTGATCGGCGCGGTTGACCCAACTGTTTGCATAGCTCTGCGAGCTACTGATGATTTCTGAGACTGCCATGGCTGATTCCTTGGTTTGTTTCTGTTATTCGCCTGTCAGGCTGGCTTCGTAGTCCATATAGGCGTACACGTATGGCTCAAGCGCTCCCTTAATTTCAAATGGATCAACGGCAGGCGGGTAATCAAAGGGCGCTTCTTTCCAGTCTGGGTTGAACTCGTACTTCCCAGACTCTGGATTTTTCTTCAAGATGTTGGACACCTCACACGACTTACCATCCCAGAAAGTGACATAAACGCGCTTGGCTTTTATGCTGTACCAAACGCGGCGTACCAGCGGATGCCGAGCATTGACAGGCCTGAGTACATTGCCACTGCTGGCATGCGAGACTTTTGCTTGCAAGAAGAACGTCGCCGGCAACAGCAAAGGCTTAGGCCTATCGCCCGAATTGACGTAACGTTCATGGGCGTACTTGACGCTGAACGCAACCGGCTCTGGGGCGTTCTCGTGAATCAATCCAATCTCAAAATCCCGGCTAGAGGGCTGGGTGGCTGGAGGTTCTTGCAGCGGGTCGGACAGCACGAACCTGGAGTCGTCGGTTTGTCTTGTGACATGCGGGGCGATATATTTGATAACTCCCGCTCCGTCCGCAATGTTCGTGACGCCGCTTGAAATCACAATGCCTGCGCGCCTGATCTCGTACTTGATCCACGAACCATCGGCCATGTGGGTGGCCGTCACGTAAAACGCAGACGCCTGACCGGCAAGCACGGTCGGATGTAATGACTCGATAGTGATTGACGGCGGACCTGGTGGAACGCGCACGCCAGGGCCAAGCACTTCAATATGCGCCTGCACCCCATGTTGGCGCGTGGTCGTTGTTTCTACGGATATGAGCCGGTACGCATCTAGCTTTTGATGCGGCGACAGCTTGAATTTCGCGGTGCCGTGCCCTGCTTCGGATTGCTCAAAGGTGCCGGATATTTCACCGTCGGCGGCGAGATAGAAGTCGGTCGGTTTGCCGTTCTCGTCAAGCTCCTTCACAAGCCCACGCACAACATATGGAACGAGCGGGCTGCCGTTATTCACGGCATACATGGCGAGTTCAATAGTGCCGCCTGGTCGCGCTACAAATATGGGGGTATGGTTCAACTTGACCGAGAATATTTCCGCCTCGTCCACGGCGAACTGATGCTTTCCTTGCGGGTACACGACCGCAGATATGTGGTTGTATTCGTTGGCGCCATACACACCATTGAGCGCTTCGTTCCCACCACAGAAAAACCACGCATGCTGAAGGCAAATTCCGTCAGCGATGATGCTTGGCGGTGATACCTGTACCGCATCGTCGGTGCCATATTCCCCGTCGAAGACATCAAAATATTGAGCCAAGCGATGTTTGCGTAAAGCCGAATCGACCGAATATTTGGTTTTCTCGATTTTTAGTTCTTCTAACCCACGCCCCAAAATGCCGTAGTAGTCAGAGTACGACTCGTAAACTTCCGCCGTGATCAGAACACCATCCAGCCCAGCGACAGAAGCCGCCACGAATATATGATGGTGTAGGGGGAGAGATACATGCTCGCGGAGTGGGCCAAAATCGTATGGTATTTCGTAACTCCCAAAGAAACCGTCCAGGCTATCTTCTGTGCTCTGTGCCATATCTAGCACATCCTGACTTTCAATGCGATCTGCACTTAGGTTTTTAGATATGCCCTTGCGGGTTTTATAGCTGACCCCTACAGTGTAGTCGATGTCTGATGAGTTGTTGGCCTGTGAATATACGCTACTAAAGTCTCTGGTTGTTTTCGCTTCCACGTCAACGACCGGGAATAGTACCCCGCCGTCGAAAGCAACGACAGAGTTCGCAGGCGCAAACATCGCGCCGGTAACTTCGTTTGTGCCCAGTTTATGGTGTAAGTTCGGTGCCGCGTTCAGCACGTATTCGCGGGCTTTTAGGGATGCACCTTTTATTTCTTTGCGCGTCGCGAATGAGTCGAAGTCGAATCCGGATTCGTTCTTGGCGTCTCTTATATCCACTGTAAGGAAGGTGCCGGAGACGGTGTAATCTACATCGACTATGTGATCATCGCGCGAAATGTATTCGCCCATAGGCGAATTGCCGAGTGCAGCGCTTCTTGCAGCGGTTCCTTTTAGGGCGGTTTGTGAGTGTGTCAGTGTCCTGTTCGTAAATATTTCCGCATAATGCTCAGGAATAAAATCTGGCGTGAATTGCCCGAAATATGGTGTTTCCGTGTTTGGAAACTCTCCTTCGCCTCTCCATAAAAAATCTCCGGCCACGTACAGAACTGGAGATACCGACGTACCGAAATTCACGATGTTGTATGCTATTTCTCTGAAAAGACCACCAAACCGCTCCCCCCTGCTGCCATTCATTCCGTATGGGCTGTGTGTATCCACTATTGGAGCACTATTAAAAATATAATTTTTGGTGTTGCCTATACCAGAAGAATATTCGTCTGTTTTGTTTAGGCGCAAGAAGTTCGGTGCGATGGGTATCGCAGAGCCAGGAGAAGAAAACGTAATCGGCGCAATCTTGTCGATCACAAATGCCTTCACCGTCGCCCCCGCCCGGCGATAGAAAACCGTGTGCGCAGGCGTTTCCCTTTTCTTCGGCACATACCTTGGATTGCGCTCGGCCTTCTCTGCCTCTTTCTTGGCAAAGGCGCACAGCTCAGGGTCAATGGGGCCAACAGGGACAACGCGCGCCATGGTCAGAACCCCCGGCGCGACTCGTGCAACAGCACCTCAACGCTCGACAGCGAGCGCACTCCCTTTCCCTCCACCGAGAACTGCACCCGGCGATGCCGCAGTCCACGGCCAAGGGTGGCCCTGTAGAGCGTGCCCAGCTTCGGCCCGCGTGCCAGGTACTGGTATTCCGGCTCATGCGGCACCTTGGCGCACACCTTGGGCGCTGCAGTGGCGTCAGCTTCCACCAGGCAGGAATCCAGGAATTTCAGCCTTGAAGTGCCGTAGTCCAGGTTGGCGAAGGTCACGCGCTGCGCGAAGTCCGCCGCTCCGTCCAGGGTGCCGGTGTAGGCGTAGATGCCCCCTGGGCCTGCCGCGTACACCACACCGTCCACCTCAGCCACGCAATGGGGGGCAAACGCGCTTTCGTGCATGCTCACGGCCGCTCGGCGCAGGTTGAAGCTGATGACCTCGGCTGCCTGCTCCAGTGCGCGCAGGTTCAGCCTGGCCCTGATGGCAGGCAGCGCTGCATTCAGGTCAATCTGCGGCTGCGCCCACAGGAGCATGCTGCTGCGCAGCCCGAGGGGCACAGCAGCGTGAATGCTCGCCACGGGTCCGGTGGTCGCGCTGATGGCGGCCCGAGGCGCAGCCAGTGCCCCACGCAACGCGCCCACAGCGACAGCGCTGCCAGCAATCGACGCCGACACGCCGGGGATGGTGCCCGCAATGCGGATCGCGGACCCGGCCAGGACAAGCAGATTGGCGCCCACCGTTGGCAGTTTGGCATCCAGGCTGGCAGCAGGGCCAGCCACACACACCATTGCCGACCGCACCAGGGGCAGTCGTGCAGCAATCTCTGCAGGCCGCTCCACCGCAATTGCAGCCTGCAGCCCAGGCAGCACACCATGGGCAGAGATTGCCGCCCCATTGATGACAGCCAGAGCGGACTGCACGCGCGGCAGGGTCGCGGCAAGCGAGTAGCCCACATAGCCCGATATGGAGCACTGCACTGCTGGAAGCGATCCACGGATGCTCCCAAAAACATACTGCGGCCACACCTGCATCGGAATGGTGACCAGCCCCTGCACCTCCAGCGGGACCGCCACCTCTGCGGATACCTGCTGCATCGGTATGGCCAGCACAGGCTGGAACATTGCAGCCTGCACCTGTTGCGCAGGGATCCCGATGGCCGCGGAAATCTCGGGTCGAATACCAAAGATGCCCTGCATCGGAATGCTGAAGCTCGCCTGCAGGGTGGTATCCATCGCAACCGAGGCCGCCAGCAACTGCATCGGAATGGCCACTGGCGCAGCAATATCCAGCACCGACATGGTGCCGCTGATCGTCTGCTTGGGAATGGTCAGGGCCATGGTGCTGCGGGCTCAGGTCAGGAGGCTGGCTGGGTGACCGTCATTGCCGTGAGCGTCACAGTCGCGCCATTGGTGATGGATGTGCTGTTGATCGTGAAGTCGGTACCCGAAGTGCCCACCGTTCCGTCGATGCGCTCGCCCCCGGCCCCGACGATTCGCCCCCAGCCCGCAGTTCCTGTGGCCACCGCCGTACCGGTGTTGGGTGTCGTGGTGTCCAGGGTTGCCGAACCCGTGGCTGGAGCGTTGAAGCCGTTGATGGTGATGTCCACCAGCTTCGTCCCAGTGGCGGCATCGTTCGCCGTTGCTGGCTGCGATCCAGTGTAGATCGAGAGCGTGTAGCCACCAATGGCCCCCGTCAGAGCGGTCACCATGGCATTGCGCATAGCTGTGTTGAATCGAATGGTCATGGTTGTGGCTCCTTATGCCGCGACAGGCATCGTGAAAGTCGCTGTGTTGATGAGCAGCGGCGCACCCAGTGCGATGGATGTGTTGGTCATGTCCATGTCGCTGCCCGAAACGGCAATCACGCCGTCCACACGGATCGCAGTGGTCGAAGATGTGTCGCCAGCATCAGCGTCGGTGACCACGCGGAAATAGCCTGCGGCGCCATTGGCCAGGCCCGTGGCCTGCCAGGTTTCAGCAGCCGCCTTGGCAAGCACGCCGTCCACGGCTGCAGCAGCAAAATGCAGGCGCGCGCCAGCCGCAGCGGTGATGCGCGCCAGCTTCGTGCCCGTGGCCGCATCGTTGGGACTCGCCGGGCGTGCGCCGGAATAGATGTCGATGAAGAAACCAGCCGCGCCAGTGCCTTCCAGCGCTGCTTTGAACGATTTGTCGGCCATGGTCGCGTTGACCAGACCTGTCGAGAGTTTCAGTGCCATAGGGCCTCCTTATTACTTGCGGATCGTGAAAACCACCGAGTGATTGCCCGGCTTTCGAGAAAAAGCAGCCGACCCGGAAATGAAGCGCCCAGGTCGAAACCGCGCCCCACTCAGGTTGGCCACGCCACCATCAGCCCCGGCAAAGCAGAAGCCGCCATGCGCGGCAAACACCACGCCGACGCTCTGCCCCACCTCGGGGAAGACGCTTGCATCCACCCGCACCCCGGCGCCGCGCACTGCGCCGAAGTCGGCGATCTGGCTCATGGATGCCGCGCCAATGTCTGCCCCAGCCAGGCGATAGATCGCGCTGTCGGTGCCCACAATCAGCGCCTGTGGAGAAACCGCCACCAGCAAGGTCACGTCACTGGGGAATGGGACTGCCTGGCGCAATGGGTCGAACAGATCGAACCGGAAAGGGTCCGAGTACAGGAGGAATCGGCCAGCCCCTACCAGCGCACGGCCATTCCAGATTGCAGAAACCTCGTGCCCTGGCGGTGGGGTTTTGTGAAGCGTCTCCAGTGCCGGGCCGGTGGCCATGCTGGCGTTCACTGTGATGGGCCCATGTCCGGCAGGAACCACAGCCGCCCGGTACAGCGCCGTGCCACCTGGCTTGGACAGGTACACCGCCTTGTGCGTGGCCTCCGGGTGCGCCGGGATGTCCACCACCGCTGTATCACCGGCAGCGGCTGGGGTAGCTGCTCCAGACTCCATCCCGTCGCGCAGGTACACCGCCGTTACCAGGCTGGTGCCAGGCGCGCCACTCACAGAAAACGAAGGCGGCGACAGGCCCCAGGGCGCGGCAGCTCCACCGGCATAGACGCGGCACCGCTGGCCATCCGAATAGAACAGCCCCTGCGGCGCGCTGGCAAAGCAGGTCGCGCCATCAAGCCCGGTGTCCACCACCGCAGCCGCCCCACCAGCCAGTCGGTACAACTTGTCCGCAGCACGAAAGAACAGCGCCCCGTCGTGGCCATGCAGCGAATGAGCATCCGTGCCAGTCCACACGCTCGCAAGCCCAGGGCGAGACTCCAAGGCACCAGCATCATTCACATCGAAGTTGACGCATGCCGCCAAATCGGCGGGCGCCATGTCGTTAGCCGAGGCTTGGTTGTTGACCCCGGTGAACTGATTGAAGATGATGGGCTTTGCCATGCCCTGCAGTGTTCCGGCTGTTTGGCTCGCCATCAAACCCTATACGGTGGCAGCAAAAAAAACCACGCCACAGCGCCTCTTGATCGGGCCAAGCCTTTGGTACATTCGGCCCATGCGCCGCTTCCTTGCCTTGCTCCTGCTCGCCGCCTCTCCAGCTTGGGCGGCCAACTACGCAACCTGCATACTGGACAAGGCCCCAGGTGTAGCGAACGACACGGCGGCCAATGCGGTGCACCAGCTCTGCATGTCCGAGCACCCTGGGGGCCTGCAGGCGGTGCCGCAGGGTTCTGGTCGCGGACTCTTCGGATTCAGTTCAGGCGCCGAGTGCACGGCCAAAAAAGCCGGTGAGACTCGTAGCAACCGGGCTGCGGCCATGGTGGGGGTGGCTTGTAGGCGGCTGTATGACGAAAGCGAGATAGACCGCTTTCTCAACAACACACCTAAACGTCGTTGACCTACTGGTAGCCCAACTTGCGTAGGGCCTCGGCCTTCTGCTCCCGTGAGAGACTCGGGTTGTCGCGAATCGCAATGGCCTGCTGGTTCTGATCTATGGGGACAGCCCCGCCCTGCCCCTGCGGTTGCACCCACTGCCCGCCGCCCGTGCGCAAGTTCTCCTGATACACACCGCCCAGGGTTGTGGAGCCATCTGCGTTTCTGATGTTTGGCATGACGTGTGACTTGAAGGTAGGCGGTGCGTCCTTTCCCTGCAGATCCCGCAGCCGCTGCACGATGGAAGACCGCTTTGCCGGGTCCTGTTCGGCCATGTAACTGTTCTGCAAGTCTTCCAGACGGCTTGCTGCACGGGTCTGGAAGCCTTGGGCCTCACGCTTGAGGCCGAACTCGCCCTCCTGTACCCCGGCCAGTCGATCTGCGGTATCTGCGCGTCGGCCATCAAGCCCCAGCGACTGGTAGCCCTGGTCGATCTTGGCCAGCGTGGATGCGGCATCGAGGCCCACACGCTGCTGATCCAGTGCATCCTTGCGGTCGTTGCGCATGCCCTTGTTCGCTGCCATGGCCTGCATCGCCTGTCCGGCCTGGTTGGTGAAATCCACCATGGACGAGAACACCCCACCGTTGGGGTTGAGCACCGGGGCGCGCACATCCTGGCGCTGCGGTTCAGAAGCGTAGCTGACGATGCCCCTGGGCGGTGTTGCCAACTGCTGGCGCGCTCCCGTTGGCTCGCTCTGCAGGCGGGTCACCCTTCCAGTCTGCTCATTGCGGAAAGCGCCCTCCCCGGGTTTGGGCTGGAACGTGTCAAAGTCGAACGCCGGAGCCTCCGGTTTTGCCATCGCCCCAACGTATGACAAGGCTTGCGGAGCTGACGCCGCTGCCGGGCGCGACACCGGCGCCATTGGGCTTCTCTGCACACCCGATGCCAGTCGCATGTCCGTCGGGTTTTGGGATGGGGCCTCTGGCGAGCTCGCAGGCGCCGTCAACGAAGGCGTTGCTGTGGTGGCTGGCTTGCTGAATGGCGCTTTGATGGCATCCACCAGCGCATTGCCCATAGCTACGCGATCCTGAGCCTTCTGCTGCTCTGCGGCGACAAGCTGCGCACCTCGTGTGCCTGGGGCGTAGGCGCCTTGCCCAAGCGCCTGCTGGCGCCTTGCTTCTTCCAAAAGTGGGGTTGCCATCTTCAATCCTTTCGTGGTCAGGCAATGGGGCCTGGCATAGGGTCAGAGCCACGTCGAACCCATTCCTCATTCCGTCCACTGGTCTTGCGCCCAAACTCGGCTTCAAATCTGCCAAGCGCAATGGCGGCCTTGGCGTCGTTGTAGAGGTCGGTGTCCTGGCGGCTGTAGGCCCTGAACAGCATCCACTCCACAAGGCCACGGTGCAGCTCCGGTCGAATCTCCGGCTTGTCGGTGTCGTTGGCCAGTTGCTTGAGCGGCAGGCGCTGCACCGTGAGGCGAATGGTTCCAGGCGCTGCTGGAATCGGCCACAGGTGCAGCATGCCCGTGGTCATGCCGGATACAAGATGCGTTGGCCTGTTGCGCGCTCCATCGTCCTGCCAGTTCGGGTAGAACATGTCCATTTCCGCGCCGGACACAAGCGCCGCTGGATGCCCATCTACTCTGGCGCTGATGACGCGCACAATCCTGGAATCAAGGGCCACGGCCTGCGCATCTGCTGCAAATGTGACAACACACATGGCGGATGCAGAATCACGCAGCAGCTCGCCGCGCCGACAGGCCTCGTCTTGGGCCTCGTTGGCGTAGAGCGTCAGCAGCTCGTCCGAGCAAAATACATCCTTGCCGTCGCCACCTACGGCAAACTTGTCGTCCATAGACTGCGCCCGATACAGGCTGATGAGCTGCTCAAGCGTCATTTCAACGCCCAGCCAGAATAGAGCGCAGCCAGGCGGCGCCGCGCGGGTTGTCGTCGCGGTTCACCTGAAACGGGTAGCGCAAGCTGTGGCGGTTGTGCAAAGTGTTCATGCGCTCGCCCAAGCGGTCATCCACCGTCTGGTCATAGCCGGTTTCCTTGGCGCGCGCCAGGCGCTCCACATACTTGCGCTTCACCACAATGGGGGTGTCGCGCTTGAACATTTGGGTCACACCATTGACGGCCACAGGCACATACAGCGCCTCGTTGTCCTTCCCGCCCGACATGACAGTCACCATCACGGGCTCATTCATGAACGCCTCAAGATCGGCGTCCGCCATCGTGACAGGGGCATCAATCAGTTCCGGCGTGAACGATGGGACGACGCCAAATTCCATGGTGTCGGTTCGCCCAAGGTATTCATTGGTGGCATCGACTGCGGGTTTTCTGCTCATTGATTGACTCCAGAAGGAAAGACGCCCCAGCCGAAGCCGGGGCGACGGGGTTAGCCTCGGGCTTCGTAGAAGCAGGTCTTCGAGGCCAGAATCGCGGCCAGCGTGGCGTTTTGCAGCACACGGAAGCCCTTTTCATCGACGGTGATGCCGCCGTTGGTGGTTTCCAGGGTGCGAGTGCCAGCGGCTGCGGTTTTCATGCAGGTGTTGGCAGTCATGCCCTCAAACCACTCCACTTCCACGCGGTCGGTCAGATTGACCCAGCGGACGTAGCGCGGCTTGAAGCCGGTCACAATGCGGGTCGAATCCGCTGCCGTGATGGCGGTTGCGTCGTACACGACGCTGCCAACTGCAACTGCGGGGGAGTCTTGCTTGTCAGAGCTGGTGCGGGTTTGGCCCGCGGTGTTGTCGGCCATGATGATTCCTTGGTTAAGCGGTGGTTGTCAGGGTGATTGCCGTGGCCGTGGTGTCCGTGGCAATCGTGGCGTTTGCGTTGTAGTCCGTGCGTAGCTGGTTGAACTGCGTGGCAATCGCCTGCATGTCAGCCTGCATGGACTGGAAAACGGCCAGCAGTTCGCGCTTGTCGGCAGAACTGAGCGGGGCGGCGTTGATGCGTTGCGAGATGGATGTGGTCATGTGGTTTCTCCTTGAAACAAGGGAGAGCCGAAGCCCTCCCTATTCATCAGGCAAGGCTGGAAACACCAGCCTCGGCCACAGCCATCCAGCCCTCATTGAGCAGCACGCAGCTCATGTAGAACTTGGCGCCCACGTAACCGCGCTGGCCCAGGGGATCGCTCTTGTCCTTCACACCAGGCGGGATGTAGGTCGGATCAATGGCGTCCAGGCCGCGCAGTGCCACTTGGCCCCATGCGTCTTCACCCACCACGATGAACGGGTACACATCCACGTTGGCAGCGCCCGTCGAGTACAGGCCAGTCGCGCCGACTGCTGCACCCGCATTGGCGTATGGAGCCAGCTCAGGCGACAGGATGAATCGGTAGTTCTCGCAGGAGCCGATTTCGTAGGGGCTTGCCACCTTGCGCGAGCCGTACTCGGCCACATGCTTGAAGCCTGGCAGGTCACGAATGTCCGATTCAGCATCGGTATGCGCGAACACCAGATACGAGGCTTCCACGGGTTGGGTGGAAATCTTTTCGCTGGGCTCCAGGATGCCGGTGATGCGCTTGGCATGATTGGCCTGCAGGTTGCGGCTGATCCGGCGCAGCAGAGGAAGCGTGAGCTTTGCGTTGACACTGGGACGGGTCGAGCCGCCGCCTGCGTAGAACGCATTGGTACAGGCTTTCAGCACGCCATAGCGGATCATTTCACGCACCAGGGCGATGCGCTCGCCGCACTGCTTCTTCATTTCCTCGGGAACATCGTCCTCGTAGGTGTCAGCAGTCTGGTCGGTCAGTTCGTACAGGCAGCCGTACTGCTTGAGCGTCACGGTAATGTCGTGCGGCGTCAGGCTGTCGGCGGTGGGGGTCACACCTTCCTGCAGTTCATGCGCAACGGCGTCCACAGAGGGGCGATTGCGCGTATCCCAGTTCGTATTCGCTGCGCCGTAGGGCAGGTACATACGATGGGAAATGGTCTTGCTCTGGTTCTTGGGCATCATGCGCTGCTGGCCCGTGATACCCAAAACCTCGGCAGGCATGGCGTGCTTGAGAATGTCGCCCTTGAGCTTGCCAATGCGAGCCGCCGGGTTGTTGCTGGTATGTGCTGTCATGGTCTTTTCTCCCGGCCTACGCTCTCAGCGCGGCCCTGAATGCGTCCAATTCCGTTGGCGCGCTTTGTGGCAAAGGTGCATTCCCGCTGGGCGTCAGCGCGCGTTGCAATCGCTGCTGCCCTTTGGCCGACCGGTCGGCTGCCGCGATGCGTGCGTTGGCCCACTGGTCGTATCGCCCAAGCACGGAGGCCAGCTCGTCGGCGGTTTGCGCCGTGTCGAACACCTGCCGCACCTGGGGCTCCTGCGCCCCGATCCACAAATTGAAGTCCTGCGTGGAAATCTTTTCGCGCCATCCTTTGTGCATGCGGTCCATCACAGCCAACTCGATTTCCAGCGGGTCTATCCCGGCCTGCGCTGGTTGTGCTTCCGCATAGGCGGGTTGCTGCACGTCAGCAGGCGGGGCGGCCTGTGGTTGTGGCGGTGTGATACCTAACGCGCGGACGTACTGAGCCACTTCCGGGAAATCTTCTTCAAACCGCTTGATGTCCTCTGGCAGCTCTTGGGCTTGCGCCTTGGCTGCCGGTGCCTGGGCGGCTTGCTGAAACCTGCGGTTCAACTCGCCGATATGCCCATGCGCCTTGTCAATCTGGCGTTTCAGTGTTTCCACGTCTGCGGCGTTCCCCAGCAGGCGGCGTAGCTCGCTCCGTTTGAGGCCATCCAGCAACACCGGGTCATCGTCTTCCGCGCTGGGGGCCGTTGCGGGCTCATGCTTGGAGGGCTCGGATGCCTCAGGTTGCGCTGTGACCTCGGGTGCTGCATCGGTGGCACTGGCTGGTTCCTGCCCTGTCACGGCCACCGCATCGCTTGCGGCAGTGGTGCTTGGGTCGGTTGCCTCGGTGTCGTTGATGCTGCTTTGGAAAGCGGCCAACTCCTGCTGCTGTTCGTCCATGCGTCATGCACTCCTGTTCGTTGTGCTGAGGCCGGGGTTAATAACCGCCAGCGTCAACGGTTTGCGCCGGGGCTGGTTTTGGCAGCGCCAGCAGGTCCTTCCAAGCCGCAATGCGCCCTCTGAGTTCAGCGGTTCGTATCGCGTCCATAGATAGGCTGTCGTTCTTCTCGCGCAGCGTGGCAATGCGCGCTTGAGCGGTCTGCTCAATCACGCGCCACGTTGTCGATGACAAATCCAAGCCCTTCATGCGCTCAGTGTTGCGGGCGCCGCCATGGGGGCAAAACCCAAATGGGGGCCTGCTAATCGGCGGCCTGCGTCTCGATGCCTTCCCGCACGCCAATCTCTGGGCTCTCGGGGTTTGCGGGCGTTAGCGGGTTGGTGTTGGTGTTCGGTGGCACTGGCTGCAAACCGGCTGGCGCCTGCGGCACGATGGGCGCCAGGTCTTGATCCTTGAACCCTACGGATCGAGCCAGTTCGTCTGCCAGCGGTGCCACCATCGGGTTCATGGAAATCGCCTGCCCGGTCTGCACACCGCTGTAGAGGGTTTCCATGCCAGTGTTCGTGGCGTCTGCATCCCACTTGCGCGCCTGGGCTTCCATCAGCTTCGCCTTGGCCTCGGCCACAGGGTCGGGCGGCGGCTGCTGGCGCAGCGCCTTCTGCTGCTCGTCCAACTGGAAGTTCTTTGGGTCGAGGCGCTGGCCCTTGCACAGTTCGGCAAAGAGCTTGGCCGGGTCAATCTCGTACACCGGATCGCGGGCAAGACCCACCATCTGCAGCAGGAATTGCTGCTGTGCATCCCGCTCCACTAGGGCAGACGATGCGCGAACCTCGATCTCGAAGTCGCCCTTGATGCTCTCGTCGTCGCTGTAGCTCATCATCCAGTCGAAATAGCGCTGGATGTGGGGGCGCGTCACGTAGTCATCAAAGCGCTTGGCGAGGCGGCGCAGCACGCTGGTGGCGTTGTTGTTTTGCATCTGCATGCCGCCCAGCGTGTTCGGCGCGTCACCCCGAATGCCTTGCAACATAGCAGGCATCCCCGTGGTGTCCTCGGCCATCTTGAGGCAGAAATTGATGATGTTCATCAGCTCGGCCTGCACGCTGGGCACCACAAACGCGGAGAATGCCGCCCGCACATCCGGCGCATCAGCGCCAGCGTTGGCCCGCCACACCTTGCCTGGGCGCAGGCCCCACGCTCCATCTTCTGGCGTGATGCCGTTGCCGATGACGACCTGCGGCGCGGCAGACAGGCCGGAGTTATCCATCATGGCGCGGGTCGAACCATTGAGCATCCGCTGAACAGTGCGAATCTGGCGGCTGATGCCCATGCCCCACGGCATGCCTGGGCGGCGCTGCCACGCCAGAATGTCGTAGGGGAACTCGCCGTTCTCCACCGGGCTCTGCGTCGCCTTCACCAGCCGGTCGTTGATGAGCACCGCCATGGTGGGCACGCGGTCCTCGTCGCCGTCATCAAGTTCCACGCCCACGGTGCGCAGATGCTCCCCGGCGCAATGGCCGTAGAAAATCCACATCTCGTACTCGTCATCGCTCGCCCGGTACACAGCTTCCGTGCCTTGACGGGTGCGTGCCGGTCCTTCGCGCAGTGCGGCCAATAGCTCTGTGCGGTCATAGCTCTGGTCGGCCAGCATGGCCTTGATCTGACGCTTGCCGATGTATTCCCGCTCCCATGTGTAGCTGCCGTTGTGCAGGTTCTCGCCACAGGCTGCGTCGGGGAAGAAATTCCACGGGTCAACGCGCTTGGAGCCGGGCTGGATGCTGTCAACGCGGACCACTGTCGTCATCTGCGTGATGGGGTCTTTCTGCACCAGCCGCTGCGTGCGCTGGATCGGGAATGGCCCCTTGAGAACGCCAGAGCCAATGCGCGCCGCGTCCTCGATAACCTGGCGAACTTCGCCGTGCCAATTACTTTCGACCAGCGGGTCTTCAATCGCCTGCTGCATCTTGGCGGCGGCCTGCTTTGCCTGCGTCTGACTTGCCTCAATCTGCGCCTGAGCCTCTGCTGGGTCGGTCAACCCCATGGATTGCGCCAGCATCGTGAGCTGCGATGCGCTCAAACGGGGGAGCGGGGTCGGCTTGATTTCCCATGCCCTGTCATCCGTTGGCAAAAGCATGTCCGCAACCCGCGCGCTGGCGGCGTCGGTGTAGGGCCGGGTGATGTTCAAAAACACCACCGACCGGCTCGGCCCGTTGTTGCTTGGAGCATTACCCGTCAGCGAAGCCTTGCGGCTGCGATAAAGCTGATTGGCGTTTTGGTACGCACGGTTGGCGTCATCAATGCCCTGGTAGTGCTCTTCGTCCTCGGTCCATTCTTCCTCGATGCCGGAGCTGGCACGCCCGGAAATCGCCTCGGAGCGCTTGGACAACAGGGTTTGCACGAACATGGCGCGCATGTCCTGCGTCGGCTCGGGCTGCTCGCCCCCGTGAATTTCGTTGGCTTGCATGGTCAATATCCAATCTCTTTATCCAAGGGAACCCATGCGGCGGCTCGGTTTGTCTCAATGGGTCGGGTCTTGGCCTTGCGCTTCATCATCAGCGCGTAGCGGCTGGCGCTCATCAAGTCGTCAGCCTTCTTCACGACCTTTCCATCCTTGCGGTGGTACAACCGGAACTCCTGAAACCACTCGTCCAGGTTTGAAAACACCTTCCAGCGCCCGGTTTGCATGCGCTCCAGCATGTCCATCAAGCCCGCCTCGACCCCGTTGGAGCCATCATCGAACGTGGCGCGGTCTTTGAGCATCAGCAGCCCGGCAGCCGCGTATTGCTTGGCAAGCTGCTCCCCACTGCCTTTGTCGTGCTGCAGTCCGTCATGCGGCCAGGCGGTAGGCACCCATGCCCCCCATGCCTTGATCGTGGCCGCGTGAATCACAGGGGTTGCCTCGCGCATTCGGTGGGCTTTGTGGACGTAGATGCAGTCCGCATCGCGGTCCCAGGCCAGTTGCACCGCTGCGGTTGGGTGGTCCCAGCCAAAATCGAGGCCATTGATTCGCGGCCAATGCGCAGGAATTTGGAACGGCGTGACGGAAATTGCGCTTTCCTCGACCGGGAAGATGCGGCCACTGCCCAATGTGGGTATGCCTTTGGCGCGGGCCTCGCGCTCATGCGCGGGGTAACTCTCGATGATTCGGCGCTTTTCCTCGTCCGAGTAGTGGTCCACGTCATCGATCGTCATGTTGGTGACGGAGCGATCTGGACTCTCTTCGGTAATGAACCTCGTCACAACCTCCGACATACCCAGCAGCGGTGTGAACGTCATGTAGGCCATGCCGCCCGTGGCGTTGGTGCGGGTCAGTCCCTCGGTGTAAATGTCCGATGGAGGTTCTTCGTCGAACCACACAATGTCAAGTGTTTCGCCCTGCCACTTCTCACGCCCTTGCTCGTAACGCTTGAAATACAGGCGGGATTCGCCACCACTGCTGTGCCGCACCGCTACGCTATCGAGCAGATCGGCAACACCCATGGCCCGGCGCGGCTCACCCACAATGCAGTCGGCGGGTATGAAGCCGGTGCCGTACTGGCCTGGACGGCCCACCAGCAACCGCTGAACTGTGTCGCGCACCGATTCGCCGGTTACGCCAGATGCCCATGCCACAGGCGGTTTTGTGAACACCCGCCCCTCCCACCAGTCCGGGTAGCGCCCCGTCAGGTGAATCGCCATCTCTGCGGCCCCTGACAGCGATTTACCCAACTGATTACCCGCCATAAACAAGCGCTCGCGCTTGGAGCCTCCCAAAGCGTGGAACTCCTGCTGCTTACGATAGGGCGTGTAAAGCTCCAGCCGACGACGCGATAGCTCGCTGTCAATCTGAGCCAGCATCGCCATGCGCAGGGCGTCAGTCATTCAGCAGCCTTTCGCGCAACCGCTGCAGCTCTGCGGTCGCCATGGCGGCCAAGCCTTCGTTTTCCGGCT